CTGGTGATAACGTACCAGCTCTTCTCATTCAAAATCCGCGTCAGCTCGATTGCAGCCGATGCGGATTTCCCACGTTTACCAGCCGCAGTTTCCAATTCCTCTACAAGATTTAGCCAGGGACGCAGAAAGCTATTTGATTTCTGTTCTCGTAAGCACCGCCTACTTGATAACCGTTTTGGCAAAATGGTCCTTTGCCTCTGAGATAATTCCAGAGCGAGCGCACGCCTAGAATATCGTCGGCCTGTAGTCGATCAAAGGAGTAGACGTTATTCATGATCCCTTGCGGCTGATTGATTGGCTGTTGAAACCCAGGCTCAGTGTATGTATCGGCCAAGCCGACAAAATGTCCCATCTCATGCAGGATCACGCGATAGGCGTATGGATCGTACTGATTGACGTATTGCCCTGAGAGGACCATTTGCTTTTGTTCAGGCAGGGCATAGCTTCGGGTGACCGAGGCATCGACGATGATCGTATGCGAGCCTGTAGGCCCAATTCTGACCTCTGGAACGCGGTAGGGATATTCCGAGGGATCGAGGGCAGAGGTCCACTCTCTGAGCGCCCTTGCGATATTTTGCCGCATCGCTTGATCCTGCTCATAGCTCGGATAGATTCCCCGATACTGAAGCGAGAAGTCGATTGTCCCGCCAGCATTATACACTTGGGTTAGGACTGAAAAGGCATTGATCCGAGGCTTGCCAAAGCTCCAGGTAGCATATTTTGTTTCGCTGACATCCGAAGAGCCGCAACCGAGCATGATAAGAAGCAGGGGAATAAACCTTTTCATACCACTCCAAATTTTTGAAAATTGATCAGCACATCATCGAGGGATCTTGCGATGAAAGCCACTCCACCTGCATCGACGATGCTTTGCAGGAATGCTTCCTGACTATCGCTGATTTTTCCCTTTGGTTTTTTTACTTCGATAGCGATGAATCGGCCATTTATAACGCCTAAAATATCGGCAGCTCCCTTTGCATGATGCCTGCCATTGAGCGTCCGCATGATTCCTCGGGTCGGATCGAATATGCCCATCGTATTATTTTTCCAAAAGCGAGCATTGGGCATATAGGCTAGATAGTCGAGAATCATAGTCTCGATTTGCTTTTCATTGATAACTGAGGATTGTTGTTTCTTCAAGGATTCATCCCGATTTGTCGCATGTAGTATTTTTCAGATATTCTGGATTGTCTATAGCTATCATCATATCGAGCAAATAGCAGTTTAAGCTTTTTCCTTAGACCGATCCCTAATGAAAATAGCTCAGCATCTCCATTTCCTGAAATGATCCATATAGCAATTGGCCTGCCCGATGGTCGGCAGAATAGGATGGAATTTTTTGGCGAGTTCTCTTTACAAATATCGAGAGCTTCTCGCTCGAGCGAAACAATCATAGTCAACATAAAAATACCTGCTAAGATTTTTATAATCCTAGCAGGCCATTTATATCCCGTCTATCTCCAAGTCACCTCAGAAAGGTATATCGGATAAATCCGGTGCCCTATCAAAAGTGGAATCATCAATCCTTGGCGGCTCAGACTGGGCATACTGATTATGTTCTTCGACGGGTGCTTTATCCAGGAATAAAAGATTGTGAACAATTATTTCAGTTGTATATCTTTTCTGTCCAGACTGCTTATCCTCCCATGAGCGAGTCTGTAACTCGCCCTCTACGAAGAGCTTTCTGCCTTTCTTGATCCATGATCCAATTTTATCATTTTTGGGCCAGTAGACACAGTTATGCCATTCGACTTTTTCGACCTTTTCGTTCGAAGCATTCATATAGCTTTTGCTGGTAGCTATACTGAATGATACGACCTGCTTGCCTGTCTGGGTATATTTGATCTGACCATCGGCTCCAGTATTGCCGATCAATTGAACCTTGTTAAGCATATTATTGATCCTCTATCCATTCCTTGACCATTACTTTATAGCTAAACAGAGCTTGAAGCGATGATTCATTCATTTTTGATGGGTCGATTCCCTTGGCTTTGAATTCCTTCCAAAGCGCTTCCCTTTTTTCATTTGATAGTCCTGTGATGAGTCCTCTAAGATCAGATAGCAGGCGCTCCCTGACTTCTGCCACATCCTTGGGATGCTTAAGATCACGGACAGCAGAGGACTTTGGCTCAGAGGGATTTGGCTGCACGACTCGTTCAGCTGGTTTTCCCGCTTCTATTTCTTCTATGTCTGGTTCTTCGCCGTATACATTCAGTATAGCAAGCTGAGTATATCGACGGCCATATGTTATGGCTCCGCCAATATCTTTCGGATCAAGGCTTTTGGCATTGATGCTGAAACCTTTCATCTCAAGGGAATCGCCAGAAGTATGATAGAGGGTCGGATATAGAGTCACGAGCTTATCTGAAATGGTTATATCGGTGATAAGCACAAGGCCATTGTTGGCCAAAGCTTTACGGGTTCCCTGGATAACGCTATCAAGGTTGGCGTAATTGAATTTTGTATTTCCGTAAGAAATTTTCTTATCGGCAAGGATCTGTTCAAATTCAAGCGTGGCTTTGACCAGGGAAGCTATGATTGGTTTATTGTCCATTTTCTTTTTTCCAACGAAGTGAGGTTGATTGTTCGATAGTAGCTATCCTTTGGACCTTTTCATCGCCATCGCGTAGGGCCTCTTTAATAGCTTTCTTATCGAACTCATGGGTAGAGCGAATGAATTTATCGAAGATATAGATATCCTCATTCGTCGGGTCTTCTCTAAGTAATTTGACTTTTTCATGGAACATGATTGCCACAGAATTGGCTTTGCCCTTGAGCTTCGTGAAATGATTCAGCTGCATAATATCTATCATTCTGGCCTCTAAATTCTCGGCCATGATTTTATATGCCTTGGACTTCTTCGCAGCTTTGGCCGCTTCATTTTTCCAGAAGTCAGTTTCAAGCTCTAGCCTTTGCAGGACATAGTAGTAGGCATCCACCTTTTCCTGCATATCGTCCATTGCATCGAGCTGGCTTGATAATAGAGGGCCGTCCTCTTCATCCAACTCGTTGAGCCTTTGCAGGGCTTGATAGAGGGTCACTTTTTTTTCTTCATCCATTTTTCATCTCCAAGTATTATTGATGATTCTTTTGCCTTGAAGCCGAAAGATAGGTGGGCTAAAGGAAATAATCAAGGATAATTTTTATTTTTAGCCTTGGACAAATTGGGATAGAAATGGAGGATAGATAGATAGAGATGATCAGCATTCTGAGGGAAACCGATACAGAGTATGGAAGTGTGAAGCTGGTTCGAGTTGGATGGAATTATCATATCATTCTATGGGATCAAGCAAATCAGTTGGTGAAGACAATTCTACCAAGTGATCGAGTCGTTAAAGAATGGCGAGAAGCAAAAGATTTTAATGAGGGATCAATTCGCTATGTTTCACGAGGCCGGAAAAAAGAGACAGCAATATTCTACTACAGCCTTATCATCCGAGCAGTTAAGGAGTCTCTATCCTCTGGGAGCGATCTGCAAAGTGTTCTTATCAAACACCAGCACTACCGCAATCGGAAGAGTGATCAAAATTCTGACTGCTGATGTTAGATTTGTCCAGTATTGGGATGCTTCGCTAGAGCGATTTCTCAGACGACAATTTTTCGTGCATCACATGGAGGAAGGCTCGGACGAGGATGCTTCCTATCTGAAGCAAGTAGCAATTTATCATAACAAAAAGCTGGAACATTTAGCCCAAAGGTAGGGCTTGGCGATTACATCTTGTTGATATATAAGGGGGAAATCTTTTCCAAAAAATTATGGCCGCTGAGCTACGAACTCACACGGCCTGCAAAAAACATTTGGTGATGAATATATGCCTGAAAATGCCTCTGAAAATCAAGCCCAAAGCAAAGCCCATAAAGCTTTCATCGAATATTTTTCTAATCAAGTTCCAGGCAGTATTGATCTGCATGTGACAGATGGCCCTATCCTGATGCGAATCATTGATCATTTTGATGAGATACCAGGAGTGGGCTTCCTACTGAAATATACCGCACACATTCTGAGAGTATCGGCAGGTCGGATCAATCGACCGCAATGGCACAGTCGCGCTTCTATCATGGACCTCATGAAGATGAGCGGAAATAATTTATCTCGCTACGAATCTAAGTGGGAAGCCGATGGCTGGATCATCAAACACGAAATCAAGGGCAAAGGTGCGTATAGACTTTTTGGGATACGCTTCAATGATCTAAGAATGAAAGCCACCCTTCCCCAGATTGGGGGTAGCACCCAGATCCAAAATGGATCTAGCACCCCGATTCAAATTGAATCTAGCACCCCCATTCAAATTGAATCTAGCACCCCCATTCAAATTGAATCTAGCACCCCCATTCAAATTGAATCCCCAAATCAAACAATCTTAATCAAACAAAATGAATCAAACGAAAAGAATGTTGTTGTTGAAGAGAGAGCAACAACAACATGGGCAAAGTGGGATAGAAATATTGTCTCTTTAGCAAGGCGATTCGAGCCATGGTACTCAATGGGCTCAAAGAATAGCTATGACTGGAATGGAGCTAATCAAGCAGCTACTCGGATCTATGAGAAAGGCCCTGAATATGTCGAAAGGTTCGCTAGCCATCTTAGGGAGCATTATCCTCGCCAGAAATTCTTCGTAGGCAAGGATATGTGGCGAGATATCGAAGCAGAGATGAATCGGCAGTCAGAGCCAAAGTACGAGAACATAGAGATATATCAAAATTCCATAGAGGAAGAGCAATGGCCTCCTGGTGGGAAGAGCCTTGATGATATACCATTTTAGATAGTGAGGATTGGCATTGAAAAAATTCAACATGAAATCTGTTAGAGGTCTTGGTGGTCAATTTGATCTTTGGATTCCACCCCATGAAATCTATCAAGCTCTTATCGCTTGGAGGGAGTCAATCGAGGAATTTAAAACGGCAGTCGCAATTGTCGATTTTATTTATCGAGGCTGCCAAGGATATATCGACAGACCATTTCCAGTGACAAGAGAAGAACTTTGCGATGAATTAAATTTTCATAGCGAAATTTTTGAACAGCACGAGAACTCTTGGAGAAAAGATGGACTGTTTACTATTGACTTTCTAGGCATTCAAAGCTACGGCGTTTTAGGACAGCAATTTGACTCAATCCGATCAAAATATATGGATGATTGCCCATACTGATGTGCCAATTTCAGGAGTAGGGGAATTTCCCCCGATTCCTTTTCATCCATTGCGCCCGATAGCCCATGGTGAGCCCCTTTGTCGGATGCTCAACCCGATCAAAGGCATGGCGAAGAGTCTCATAGTAGGATTGTCCCCCAATGAAGCAAATACTGGCTTTGCTCACCCCTAAGATAAGGGCCTGGGCTTTGATCATGTCGGATGAAGCGGAGCCTCTGGAACCCATTTTGAGGTCGTATGGAGCTATTTCCTGAGATGAAGGAATCAGCCCATGCTTGGCCGATAGGATGTAGATTCGAGATAGGGGCATGACCGAGCGCGCCCATGTCAGGTTGGAGATGAAAGCGGTCCCCGTATAAAGCAGGTAAGCGGGCCTTGGGCTGCCCGCCTTTCGATCACCGCATGATAGAACAACAATCCATGTCACCTTGATGCCTCTGCTTAGATGCGTCTACTCAATCATGATCGCATTACTGAGCTTTCTCTGGGAAGCCTGATTTTTGAAGCATTTGTTCGCATTCAAGCTTGGTTCGACTCCATCCATAAGTAACTGCACCGCCTGGAGCATGAGTTATATAAGAGACTTGACACCATACAGCAAAACGATCCGACCATTCTAAACTCGTAGTCTGAGAACTAACTACATTTCGATTGGCATCATAAGAAATTTGGAAAACCTTCCTAGTTTTATTTTTCACATCAGTCACTTGCTGAGAAGTACCATAAATTGAAGTGTATAATGCTATTTGATCTTCCTTTAACCATCGCTCTTCGAGAGTTTCGATAGAATCTTGTTTCAGGGTTTCAATTTCTTTTCTCAGAGCATCTATTTCTGCCTGCCAATCCCTTTGCTCAGAGGCAGGGGCAGGATCAGAAGCAGGGGCAGGATCAGAAGCAGGGGCAGGATCAGAAGCAGAAGCAGCCTCAGAAGCGGGAACTTGCTCAATCACTCTTACTTCCTTACCGCACGCGATCAAAGTCATGGATGCTAGAATCAGGCTAATCATTTTCATTTTCGTACTCCTTGATTGTTATAATTTCTTATCGGACTATCTCGAAAAATCTTTAGCTAAAAGTTACTTTGAATCTCAATCATGTTTATGCGGAGTGAATTTTGTGGTTTTCGATTTTTTCCCATACCTCTGAAGATGTTCATTGCTCGACGATAGCTGAGAATAGCCGTAATCTGCTGTTACGTCTTTTTTCGATTGTTCAACTTCATTACCTTTTCCAGCGTGAATCAAATGGCTCTCCATCATTTTCAAGTGCTTATCTCGAACTTTCTTATGTATTTCTGCCTTGGATTTATTTCCAAGATTCTTATGAAACATATATGAAGAATGATGCTTTGCTGCGTGGTCTGCATGATGGGAGTAGGCTGATTCAGATCCATGCTTTGGATTTTTGGTTTGACTTTTCATTTTCGTACTCCTTGATTGTTATAATTCCTTATCGGAGTTTTTTCGGAAAACATGAGGAAAAAATAACTTTCCTGATTCCCTACTGGGATCACAAGGTTAGAAGCCTACTTTTCAGGGAATTAAAAATGCCAGGAAAATACCAATGATTTCACCATCCAAAAAAGCCCAATGATATCGTCGTTTATCTCTTTATATATAGGGCAAAAAAAGTGCGTTCCCGTCTGCTTTTCCCCTAAAGGTTTTCTAGGATTGTCCGATAAGGGATTATAAGTGGCAGAGATTGGCCACAAAATAAAACCCTGAATGGAGAATTTGTTATGACAAAGAAAACAGAGAAAAAAGTTAAAGCGGAAAAAGTGGAAAAAGCGCCCAAAGTGGAAAAAGCGCCCAAAGCCTCAGCCATCGGCAAGATCAAGGAATATTACGAAGTATCAGAAATTCTGCCAATGATCACCAGCAAGGCAGCAAGGGAAAAAACCCTCGATAAGCTTTTCGAGGACATTACCGATGAAAATGGTCAGTATGTTCTGGCTGAAATTTATAACAGATTGAATGAAAATGCCCTGACCATGGCAATCGTTCAAGCTTCGATCAAAGCAGCATCGGAGCTGGAAAAACCATCCGTTATCAAAACATCATTCATCCTGAATGAAGCAAAAGAGCGAGTCAGCATCAAGGATGTTTACCGGATCGCTTACGCAAAGCTTGGCTATGAGATAACAAATAAGGATTTCAATACCCACCAAGCTATCGAGGAATTAAAATTCTTCGTACGAATCTATCGCGATGATGGTGAATCTGTTGAACCCCACTTTAAATCGACCGTTGACTGAAAATAAATATAGGCCATGGATGGCTTCTTTACTTAAGAGGTGAAAAATGATTAGCAATAAATTTGATTTCGAGCGCATGTTCTATTGGTTTTTACTGCTCCTGATATCATCCTTTACATGGATCGGAGCTTGGGTTGTGATCAAAAAAATCATGGCTCTTATCTCAGGCTAGGCAAAGCAGCAAATAGCTCGGCTCGAACCTCTGCTCTGAAAAATCTACCGCTCAGAGCAGAGGTACGTGTCATAGCACTATCATGCTTCACCCCTCTGAGCTTCACGCAGTAATGCTCCGCGTCTATCACCACAGCAATATCCTCGGTATCCAGAATGCTCTTAAGAGAATTCAGGATATCTCGCGTCAATCGCTCTTGGACTTGGGGGCGCCTGGAAAAATGGTCCACAATCCGATTGAATTTCGATAGGCCCAAAACCTTTTTCTGAGGGATGTAGGCAATATGGCATCGTCCCACGATCGGGACAAGGTGATGCTCGCAGACTGAATGGCAGGTGATGCCCGCCTCGATCAGCATTTCATCATAGGCAAACTCATTCTCAACGACTGTTATTTTGGGGAATGTCCTATCATCCAGCCCAGAGAAAAGCTCGTCCACATACATTTTTGCGACTCTCAGAGGGGTATCCTTGAGGCTATCATTCCTAAGATCAAGGCCAAGCTCAATCATGATTCCCCTGACATGGTCCGCAATTTTCTCTATCTTGCTCATGGAACTCCCAACACTTTGTGAAGCTGAATTGATAGTCGGTAATCAGGATATTTTAATATCACGTCCCTGGCCTGAGTTACATTTTCATCAAAATCATAACCATGGATCGGTTGAATGAATCTGTTCTTGGCTGGAAATGATGAAAACATCTCTGGCGATGCGCCTTTTAAAAATGGGTATAGAAGTTTCAAGTCTGTTGCCGCTCTCAGCTTCGTCTCTGCCAAAGGCTGCTTAGGCGAACAGCTTATATGGTCGATGAATTCAGAATACTCAGCTATGTCGCGACTGCCATTTGTTTCAAGGTGAAGCCTAAACCCGGCATCGACCAAATCAGAACAAAGCTCACGATCAAGCTGTATCGTCGGCTCACCGCCGCTAATCACGATCACATCGGCGTAATTGTTCGTGTTCACCGCACGAATCCGCTCCAGTATTTCCTCTGATGACATGCGAGTCCCGCCATAGAAGTCAGTATCGCAAAACCAGCAAACCGCGCTTGGCTTATCCTCAAGCCGCCCCGTCCAGCGATTGCATCCGGCAAAGCGCAAAAATATGACAGATAGCCCAGTCTGACTTCCCTCGCCCTGAATCGTCGGGCCGAATATTTCCTTGATCCGATATCTGCTCATACTTCCGCCTCAGCCTTGCAGTTTGGAGTTTCCCAGATAACGACTTTCCAGACCTCAACTCCAGTTCCTGCTAATAAATCAGAACGACATAGACTCAAGAGAAACCATGCCATGTTTTCAGCCGTTGGATTATCCTTCATCGTGAATACTGGTTTGTTCGATGGAATGTATCCCTTAAGCCAGCCCAGGATCGAGTTATCGTCTTCACATAGAATCGTCGTATGATCCCAGTGCTCATCAATCCAGGAACCAATCCGGCTCTTTAAAACCGAAAAGTCGATCACCCGTCCAAGCTCATCGAGTTCATCCGCTCGAGCATGGATTTCCACTTTATAGCGATGCCCGTGCATGTTGGCACATTTGCTCTCATGGTTCATCACTCGATGAGCAGCATCAAACTCTAAAACTCGCATGATTGAAGTTGTCATTTTCATACCTCATACACCGTTGGATCCAATACGCCAGACTCGCGAAAAGCTTCCTTACGCTCATAGCAGGTTCCGCACTTCCCGCAATGAATCTCGCCGCCATTGTAGCAGCTATAGGTATGTTCCCATGGCACCCCTAGCTCATGCCCAATGGAAGCAATATCGGTTTTGCTCATTTTGGAGAATGGAGATATCAGTTGAATCCCTGCATAAGTCCCCTGAACAATCGCCTTGCGCATCGGCTCTATGAAGCTTTCGCGGCAATCGGGATAGATCGCATGGTCCCCAAAATGATTCGCAATCCAGATGCTCGATAGGTCCCAACTCTCAGCCAGCCCAGCAGCGATGGAAAGCATGATGCCATTGCGAAATGGAACGACTGTGCGCTTCATCGAGGGATCAGCATAGTGCCCCTCTGGAATATCGCCGCCAGTCTTGAGCAAATCCGATCTGAAGTGATTGGCAATCACATCCAATGGAATGACCGTGTGCTCGATATCAAGAGCAGAGGAAATCAACTTAGCTGCTCTCTGCTCCCTCTGGTTATGCTTGCTTCCATAGTCGAATGAAATAGCTTTGATCGGCTCATAACTCTTGGACCGAGCCATGTATAGGACTGTCGTCGAATCCATTCCACCAGAAAGCAGTACAAGATTACCCGCCATGATTTCTCCAATAGGTGAAAGCTTCAAGCATGCCCCGAAGCTGATATTCGTTCGATACTGCTATAAAGAATTTGCTCTTGAGCTTGAGCTGAACATCTATCAGGTATTTCGTCCAAGCTCGATAAGGAATGCACTGAACCGCGGACTGGTTTCGACCATCATTCACCCACTCTTTAGGATCGCGCAGTTGTTCCAGCGTATATCCATAGATTCGTAATTGTTTTTTATGATCTTCAGTCAAGTATGGCATATCAGGTTTACCAAACTTTTTTAACCATCTGCCATTTCGATCATATAATGAGATATTCCCGAATCGAACGCCGCTGCTCCAAGAGCTTGAGTCATATGAGTATGGCCGGAAATAGCCGATAAAATCATGATTGCCGAACCCAAGCAAATGTACGCGCCTACTACCAATATGCTTCATGATTCCCTTGACGAAAGCCTTGTTCCCCTTTGTCTGAACAAGTCCGCCAATTCCGACTACATCTGAGGTTTTGTAGTATTCATCCAGAGCCGATAGGACTTCGCCTCGGGTAAATACAGGGATAGGGGAAAGCCCTGACTGGAGCATACTTTGATAATTTGTCATCGACTTATGAGCATCCCCGACAACATCCAAAGCAAAGTAGCGCCAGGGTTTGATCGGAAGGCTGCGAATGAATCCTGAATACTGATCAAGCTCAATCGTCTTGCCTGCCTTCCATGCGGTGAAAGCTCCCGAGTCGAGCAGGAATCGAGTCATATGGCTATGAGCTTTCAGGAGTTCCACTATCTGAGGACTCATGTAGGGATAGGCCACAAGGATATTAAGTTTGACCTCAGTATCATCCAAGCGTCACCTCTAGGCCGCAGTCCTTTACAAACTCCCTCAAAGCCGCTTTCACTTCATCGGCATCGTCTTTATGGCATTTGATTTTAAAGGTCGCTTCATCCAGCCCGGTCATGCTGTCATCATGGTCATCGACCTTATCAAGGTCTGATTGCCAACTCATGTCATCAAGCTCAAAGCCGATTTCTTCTATCGCAAAATTCTCTTCACGCAGGTATTGCAAAGTTCTTCCGAGAACTTCCTCGTCCCATGTTGCAAGCTCAGCGGTGCGGTTATCAGCTAAAGCATAGGCAGAGGCTTCAAAGTTTGATAACTCCGATCTAACTACATTAACGCTGGACCATCCTAGCTCCTTGATAGCTTGTAGGGTTCCATTGCCTGCCAGTACAATACCTCTACCATCTACAACAATGGGCTTTTGTTGTCCGAACTTTTTGAGGCTGCCTTTGATTGCTTCTAAATTTTTGGGGTTATGCTTGCGAGCATTGTTAGGATCAAAACTAAGTGAATCAACTGGAACCGTTTCAACTTTCATTTCTTAATATCCTATACCTAGTCGAAAATACTATAGAAGTAACATAAGGAGTCTAATAAAGGTATGACAAGCAAAAAACGACTACCAGGGCCAGGGGTCCCAACGAAGTATAGGCCAGAGTATTGTGAAAAGGTCATAGAACTCATGTCGGATGGGCGATCTATAGCAAAGGTATGTGCCCATTTCAAAGTAAGTCGAGACACTATAAATAAATGGGCTCAAAAGCATCCAGAGTTTGCAGAGGCTCTGGCTATTGCCAAGGAAGCTTCGCAAAAATGGTTTGAAGAGTTAGCCCTGAATATAGCAACCGGAGCGAATAAGCTAGCCAATGACAATAAAGGAAATCCATCGCATTATCGCTTTGCCAATGCTCCAATGCTCATGTTCCTAATGTCCAGACGATTCCCTGATTACTATGCGAAGAAGGAAACTGTCCTTGAGAGTGGAGCGCAAAATAAAATTGATACTATTAGATCGCTATCTCGTGAAGAACGCTTGGCGATGATAGGAAAGTATAAACGCATCATTGATGAATTGGCGGAATATGATTTAGAACTCGAACGACAGACCGATGCAGAAATAGATACCATAGATATAGTGAGTTCAAATAATGTCGAAAATGATGAGGGATGAAATTGAATTTCTTACTGCGCTTCGGGGGCATGTCCTATCCGAAAGTCGAAAAAACCTCTTAGCTTTTATTTGTGCCATGAATAAGTCGTACAAAATCAATTGGCATAACAAAGCTATCTGCTCCCGCCTATCGAGACTTGCGTATGAGAAGCAAAAGAATATCATGATTTTTCTACCGCCTCAGACGGGCAAATCGGAAATAGTCAGTAGAACATTTCCAGCTTGGTTACTTGGTATAAATCCAAACCTACGAATCATACTGGCCTCATATTCAGCCGACCTTGCTACCGGATTTTGTCGAGATGTTCAGAAAATACTATTATCGCCAGACTATGAGGAAATTTTTCCAAATACACAAATAAACGACAAAAGAGTAATCGGCTCGCATGGATGGAAAAGAACCGCCAACTTTTTTGAAGTGATTGATACCAAGGGATATATGTTCGCAGTAGGCATCGGCGGGTCAACTACTGGGAAAGCAGCCGATATACTTATCATTGACGACCCATTTAAAGATATGCAGCAAGCCTATTCTCAATCACAAAGGGCCAGAGTCAGGGAATGGTATAACTCCGTTGCTCAGACAAGGCTTAGCCTGAATGGGCATATTATCCTGATGCATACTCGCTGGCATGAAAACGATCTAGCTGGATCGCTTCTGGAGGATAGCAAAGCCGATCCGAAGCAAGCCCAGTGGGAAGTCATTTCAATGCCTGCCATCGGAAATGAAAACTCACCCTACAGATACCATGCGGATAAAAGAAAAGATGGCGAGCCACTATGGCCTTCATTCAAGGGTGATAGCGAACACCTCGATAAAATCCGGCGCTCAGTTGGAGAAAAGGTTTGGTCAGCTCTATATCAGCAAATGCCGACCATAGAGGGCGGGAACATCATCAAAGAGCAGTGGATACAGTTATACTCAGTGCTTCCATTCTCTTTAGAGCAGATACCGTCAAACAGACTCGTACAGAGTTGGGATTTAACTTTCAAGGAAACTGGAACCAGCTATGTCGTCGGAGTTACTATAGTAAATTGGCAGGCCAGCTTTTACATCATAGACTTCTACAGGGGCAAAGCCGATATCATCAAGTCAATAGAAGCAATCAAAGCAATGACTGCTAAGTATCCTTTGAGCACAGTCTTGATCGAGGACAAGGCTAATGGTCCGGCTGTTATCAGTATGCTCAAAAATCAAATTAGCCGCATCATAGCTATCAAGCCAGATGCGAGCAAAGATGAACGGCTTCATGTTGTAGCGCCTTTATTTGAAGCTAAAAATGTTTACCTGCCAGCTAATGCTCCATGGACCAAAACAGTCATAAACGAGCTGCAAAGCTTTCCAAATGCTGCCAACGACGATATAGTCGATGCTGTGAGTCAAGGTTTACAACATTGGAATAAGTTATCAGGTCTACGTCGCCTGGAAGCTATGGGGAATATATGAACTGGCTAGATAGGTTGCTTGGAACATCTGACAAGAAAACAGAAAAACCAAAGGTAAATCGTGACGGCTGGTCCAATGTCCTGACCGGCATCGGCACGAAGCTTGATAAGCAAAGCTATGCTCGACCTCTTTGGGTGGGTTTAGATCGTGGAACATGTGAAGCGATATTTGCTAGCGATGATATCGGATCGAAGATTGCTTCTATCATTCCCAATGATGGAACGCGTGAGGGAATCGAGTGGATCATTCCAGGCGGTGAAGACCCAGAGCTAATCAAGTGGCTAAATGATGAGTTTGATCGCTTGGAGGTCATGAAAAAATTCAACTGGGCTTGGACTCTTGCAAGGGTGTATGGGGGAGCTGTAATATACCTATCTATTGATGACGGCAAGGAAACCTGGGAGCCAGTAGACTGGACCAATATAAACAGGATAGAATCCCTTACCGTCTTTGATCGGTGGCAGCTGACCATCCAATCGACCGATATCGTGACTGATCTTAAAGATCCCAATTTCGGCCTACCTACCTACTACTCCTTCCAAAGCGGGACTAGCTATACAACAGATATGCCCGTGTCACAAATCCACTACTCGCGAATTCTTAGGTTTGATGGTCAGCAGCTACCTATCAGGCTTTATAAGCAGAACGGCTACTGGAATGATTCGATATATTCAAAGCTATACAAGTCAATCAGGAACTATTCAACATCGTATGACAACGTCGCCAATTTGATGACTGACTTCAATCAGCCTGTTTTCAAAGTTGAGGGCTTGGCCGAAGCGCTGGCCATGGACCAGGACCAACTGGTCATGAAAAAAATCGAAACTGTTCAGCTTAGCCGATCAATCGCCAGGGCTGTCATCCTCGATAAGCAGGATGACTTTGAGCAGATAGGCGCATCCGTTGGCGGGATGGCTGAGCTTTTGCGAATGACTACCGATAGGCT